ACCATTGACCTTTATGACCCATTGGTTCCCAATGACACTATCCTTGGTCTTGATTATTTTGACAATGTAGTAATAACTAATATTCAACCCGACGGGTCAACAATCACTAAAAATCTACAAATTCAAGGCGTTAATTGGGATATTAACCCGAACTCGTTTACGGGAAACTTCGTTACACTTGAGCCTATAACAGATGGGTTTATAATTGGTAATAGCACTTATGGCGTTATTGGTGAAGATATTTTGTCCTATTAAGATATAATTAGACACTAAGGAGAAAACAACATGGCAGCAGGATTAGGTTTTAAGACATTTAATACGGGAGATGTATTGAGTGCAGCCGATACTAACGGTTATTTAATGCAGGGAGTTTTAGTTTTTGCAGACGCGACAGCAAGAACGGCAGCGATAACTTCACCTCAAGAAGGTCAAACTACATATTTAAAAGACACAGATGTTATTCAAGTTTATTCAGGTTCTGCGTGGGTTACTAAGTCGGGCGGTTCATCACCATTAACAACAAAAGGTGACCTTTACACTTATTCAACAACTGATGCGCGTTTAGGCGTTGGTACGAATGGACAAGTTTTAACAGCAGATAGCACAGCAGCAACTGGAATAAAATGGGCAAGTGCAGCAGGTGGCGGTAAAATATTGCAGGTTGTTAGTGCTACAACAACAACTGATACAAACATAGCAACAACAACTTTAACTGACACAGGTATCACGTTATCAATTACTCCGACCTCAGCAACTTCTAGAGTTCTTGTTATGATTAGCGCACTAGCGCAGCAAGGAGTTACAAGTAATAATGGCGAACAAGGTTCAAACGCATTAGTACTACGCGACAGTACCAGTGTATTTGATACTGGTAGCGAAGGTTTTAGAGTTTTTGGTTATCCTAGTTCACAGCCATATTATAGATTAGCAACGCCGATAATATTTGTTGATTCCCCTACAACAACTTCTTCAACAACATATAAATTACAAGCAAAAGTTACTGGAACGGCAGCTGGTCAAAGTATTCGTTTTCAAATTGGCTCTACTAGATCATCAATAACTTTAATGGAAATAGGTGCATAATGGATTATTTAATGAAAGCAATTTGGAAATTAAAACCTAATTCAGAGTTTTCATACACAGATGATGATTATTCTACTATTAAGTGGGATGTGCTAAATGGTAAAGCACCCACTCAAAAAGAGATAGATGCTGCTATTGAAGAAGTTAAGGCTGATGAAGCACAAGCAGAAGCAACTAAAGCAACTGCTAAAGCCGCAGCCGAAGGTAAGTTAGCCGCTCTTGGTTTAACTACTGATGATTTAAGGGCTTTAGGTTTATAGCACAATCTTGAGGAAGTGTGAAAAATGAAACCTTGGTTATCAAAAGCTGCAATTCAATTTCGTGAACAAGTAGATGATTCCTTCGCAAATCGTTCTAAGCGCATGGATGGATGGATTGGTGATCTGCGTCACTCAAAAAGAGTTAGTCAACACAATCCCAATGAACACGGAGAAGTTTGCGCGTTGGACATTGACGCTGGCTTATCTGAAGAACAAGGAATTGCAATCTATTTGGCAGATCAAATACGACTTGCAGCAAAACAGGGTGACAGACGCATTTTATATGTAATCTTTATGGGCAAGATTTGTAGCGCGAAATCCTTTTGGCGTTGGGTTAATTACAAAGGATTGAACCCTCATAAAAAACATATACATATTAGTTTTAAACCAAATCAAAATAACAAGTTTTTTAACATACCACTACTAGGGGGTAATTCATGAAACTATCAATCAAACACAAAGCGGCAATTAAGTCTTACGCAAGAGCCGTTGTTGCAAGTGGGATTACCGTGTTGTTAGCAATTGCTGGAGACATGCGCCCTGAGTATGCAATTCTTTTAGGTTCTGTTCTTGCCCCGATAATTAAAGCTATTGACCCAACAGAAACACAATACGGTTTAGGCAGTAAAAAGTAATGTCAGCCCTTGAGTGGGCTGGCTTCGCTGCTGGAATAACCACAACTTTAATTGGAGTCCTTGCAGGACTTAGATACTTAGTCAGAGGTTGGCTAAATGAACTTCGCCCCAATGGGGGAAATTCAATGAAAGACCAATTGACTAACTTACAAAAAGAAACAACACACCTTTCAGACAGGATAGATGAACTCTTTATTGTCATAACTAGGAAGTAAACTTAAGACATGGCACAAAAGAAAAAGCGCAAGATTACTAGACGCGTAGGCAAGTGGCAACATGACAAAGTTATGTCGCAGCTTGATACCTACGCAATTAGTGTGCGTGAATACTATTTGGCGCTTAGGAAGGCTGGATTTCCTGTTGATCAGGCACTCGCAATAATCAATGACAAGGCTTCATACCCTGATTGGTTAGTACCTGAGACACCTGACATAAATCCAATCAATCCTGACCATGACCCCTACGAGGATGAGGACTAATCAATTAAGCGAATCGTCTTAATTTCAGATTTACAATGCCCCTATAATGACCCAATCGCAACTAGAAACCTTATACGCTTCATTGCTAAATGGAAGCCGCATCAAGTCGCAACAGTCGGAGATGAAATTGATTTACCCCAACTCAGTAAATGGGAAAGGGGCTTGGCTGGAGAATATGCTGGAACACTTGACAGAGATCGGCAGCTTACTAAGCAAGTCCTTTACGACTTACAGGTAACTGATATGGTCAGGTCTAACCATACAGACCGATTATGGAATTCAATCAAGACTAGACTTCCAGCGTTTGCATCTTTACCTGAGTTAAGATTTGAAAATTGGTTAGGACTGCCTGAATTAGGCATTAAGTTTTGGCGTGAACCAATGCCTATTGCACCCAATTGGATTGTTCTTCATGGAGACGAGGGGCAGGTATCTCAAAAAGGTGGTCAAACAGCCCTAGGATTGGCTTTAAGGCATGGTAAGTCCGTAGTGTGTGGTCATACCCATCGTGGGGGTTTAGGAAGTGTTACAGCCTCTTCAGGGGGCAAAATAGGGCATACCTTATATGGTCTAGAGGTTGGCAATTTAATGTCATTCTCATCCGCGAAATACCTAAAGGGTGGGTCAGGCAACTGGCAGCAAGGATTTGGCATTTTATATGTCAATAATAAAAAGGTCTCGCCTGTATTTATACCTATTGAGAAAGACGGCAGCTTTATAGTTGAAGGAAAGTCTTATGGGTAGTCAGACTGATTATGAGCCTAGAACCATAGATGAACAAATTGATGAGTTTGACAGGCTCAATCTAATATAACAAAAGCGTTATAGAACACGCCATACATGCCGTTGTAAATGTCGGCTCTTTAAGTCACAATTTCCTTATCCAAGTTAACGGAACTTGGTGTAACGGAAAGGCTTTAAATGAAACTAAACGCAAACGACTTTGATCGTTTAACTGAGACTCAAATGGAATGGAACTCAGTCGCTGATTGGAAAGACCAAGCGCCTAGGTTTGAGGATACAATCAATTGGAATCATAAGTTTATATTTTGGACTGAAAACTATGCTTCCACTTTACTCGCAACTGAATACTTAAACCAACAAGGTCATGATTACAGTATTTCTTATGATGAAGCTATGAATCAATATTGCTTCACAACTGATTACTCAGGTTCTTGGTACGGCGCAGGGGTTAAATCATGAGTCTATACGACGCGGGTTTACTGACTATTGCTTTAACTGTTCTCGCAATTGGTTTAGCAGGAACTGTCATTGGTATAAGAGACAATGCCTTTCAAGCAGGATATTGGAAAGGTCGCGGAGATGGCTGGAGAATGGCTAACCGTCACCGTGATTTAATTGTCAATGTAAAGGATGAGGTATTTGATTATGACAAGCAGAATTAAATTACTAGAGGAAATACAGGTAACTCTAAATGAAAGAGGCAGCGTTTACGGAAGCAGTCGCACAAATCATGAACGAATCTCAGAACTGTGGTCAGGTTACCTTGGAGATTACATATCGCCTATGCAAGTCTCAATGTGCATGTTGTTTGTCAAAGTCTCAAGACTCACCGAGACTCCAAATCATAAAGACAGTATTAAAGACCTCATTGGTTACGCGGCAATATATAACGAACTCTTAGACTCTTATGAAGAGGATTTTGGGGTGAGTGATGGCATTTAACATTAACGATTATGAAACAGTTGAGGTGAGACTTGGAAAGTTTATTGCTGACTACCCTGATTTTATGGTACATACCGAGCTTGTTCAGGCTAGTGAAACGCGGTTTATTGTCCTTGCAAAGATTTATAGGACATGCGCTGACACGCAGCCGTTTGCTACTGGTCTTGCTTATGAGACCGTTAGTGATCGCGGTGTCAATTCAACTTCTGCATTGGAGAACGCGGAAACTTCTGCAATTGGGCGCAGCCTCGCTAACGCAGGTTACGCCGCTAAAGGAAAGCGACCAAGTCAAAGCGAGATGGCTAAAGTCATTGCAGCAGAGACTCCTAAAGTTATCTACGGCGCACCCAACTCCAAATCAGCAACAGTAGAGACTGCATTAAGACAATCTTTTGCTGAAGATAAGAAAGAGCCCGAATCAGTTGCATGGTCTATTGGTGATGTAGTTGATTCAATAGGTTCAAAGACTCCAGCAGCTCAAGAATGTCAACATGGTTTGATGCGCCTTAAAACAGGAATTTCCAAGGGTGGGAAACCGTACTACGGGTATTTATGTATAAAGGGTTGCAATCCCGTATGGGCAACCATGACAGCGAATGGCAATTGGTATTTCCCTAGTGAGGATGATCGCACTCATGGCTGATATGGAGATGATCTATCCTGATGGGCTAAAAAGAACATTTACTGATAAAGGTGTTGAATTAGATTTAGTGCCTTTGTCAGAGTGTTGTGAAATGTGTAATGACCCTCGCATGATTAATATAGATGGTATCAAAACATGTATTGTCTGTAATAACATTAATCATATTGATTTAAACAAGCATGCCGAGATATGATTTCCTTTGTGAGTTCTGCGAGAGAAGCGTTGAACTTACATTAGCGGTTGACCAGCAAGTTCCTAGGTGTGGCACATGTTCGGGGAAACTTAGGCGCTTATGGTCAACCGTACCAATACACTTTAAAGGTGATGATTGGGCTGGCAAAGCTTGAGCCAACACAGGAAACACAGAGGTTATAGAACTCAAAAGGTAGTAGCAGAGTATTTAAAGACTTGGTATCCGTTC